TTTAGATTTTCTACGTGTAAAGTACTCATATGATTGTCAAGTTCCCATTAACTGTAAGCGTAATATTAGCCGCTATTGTTAGAGGTCCATTACAACTAGCATTCTGTGAGCTAGGTATTGTTGTGTCTGTACCCATGCTTTGCTCATTAGTCTGAAACAAAGCGGTCTTCATAGTATTCTGTGTTGTATCGTATATAGGCGCTCTGATACTAGCTGCAAATGTACCACCACCTGAAAGTGTGGGTGCATCTGCTACGCTGAATATGTTGTGAGCTATGATAGTTATCTCATCATCTAGTGCAGCAGCAACGCCTAACACCACTGTAGTTCCTGTGGTAGCTGTGTAGTCAGCAGGTTGTAACAGTATTCCGTTTTGATACACGTCTACGTTTCCAATAGAGTATACAGCATTAAATGTGGTTTGTCCAGCAGTAGCTGTAAAAGTGTGCGCTCTTCTTGTACCTTCGGTTAAAGATTGTCCTATGTATGCCATATCTGTGTCCTAACCTATTAAGTATCCCATAAAATAACAGGCGCTTCCATAAAATGAAACATCGGCGCTATTAGCTTGCACAGCAGTAGTTACATAATCACCACTTGATAATGACATAATGCTTGTCACAGTCTGTATTTGATCATAATCGCCATTGTTTTGATAACCATAAATAGTTTCTTGGCCATTGTATAAATTGTCATTTACTAAAATCTCTGTTGTTCCATAGTAGCCGAGATCACTAACAGAATTCATTTTAACATAAGGATGAAAATGAAAATAATATACACCATTGACAGGAGCGGTAAATCTTCCGTTTGATGTGCTAAAATGACTACCTGGGTTAAATGCAGGAGTAGCATAAGTTGGAGATGATCTAGTTCCGTTAGAAATAGAAACCCAATTATTTTGTGATCCTCTAGCAAAAAAACTAGGCTGACTAGGCATCAACACATGGCCTGTTCCACTCATTACTTTTAAGTGAGCAACACTCCCTGCGCCGTTTGTTACTTGAAATAACGGATAACCGTTAGCTCCTGATGAAGCATCTTTTATATGAACACCATAGGGAGTTGCATCTGTTGTGTTTTGAAACCTTGCTACAAAGTTACCGCCACCAGCTTTAACAACATCCAAAGGTACGCTAGGTGATGCGCCTATGCCCAAGTTACCTGTCATAGTATCGCCAGCAGTTTCTACATAAGCTGCACTATTCCCAGTAGCTAAATCTTTAGACTTACCCATTAGGTAATCTCCAATATACTCATCATTACATCACAAGAGGAGGCTGCACTCGATGTCACTTTAATGCTATCGCCTGTTTGTAAAACGACCTTTTGATCACCTCCCACGACAACAAGTGAGCCTCCACTAGGTACGGTAGCTTGTTTAACTAAGAACGTATCGTTAGACCCATCGTTATGCGTTACGTCAACTGTGATAGCTGCAGTGGTTCTGTTAGCACAAGACAAACCAATAACGGTTGTGGCTGTGCTGCCACCCACTGTGTAGCTTCCCACCGTAACTGCTGATGTACCTATGCTACGTGAAGTTTTTCTAAGAAATGTATTTGCCATATTGCTATCCCAAAGCTATCGCTAGTGCAACAGCAGAACCTGCTGGGTCAAAGGCTGTGGATGCAGCGACACGTGCATCTGCTCTAGCGTTGGTGAAGTATAAGTTGGAAGATCCTTCTGATATATCATCTGTGTCGTGATTACCAAAGGAGATGACTGATGCTAAGTCGTGATCGTTAGATGCTGGGTCAAGGTGAGCAGCAGCACCAGCAGGTAAAGTTATGAATACAAATTTAGTACCTGCTGAAAAGTTTGTTGCTGATCCACCGTTAGAGCTAGACAGTACTGTAGTTCTTGTAAGAGTGTTAGTACCACTGTATGTACCTAGACCAACTTCCCACTCATCTGTGCCATTAGCTGTATGCACAATGGCGTAGTAAGTCGTGTCATTCGTAGACATGACTGATGCGAATGTATCAAAGGTTGCACTTGCGCCACCAAGAGTTAAATTACCTGTTCCTGTAGTTGTAGTCGTTTCACGTACACGATCTCTTAGTATCAGTGCCATTAGTTTACCTTTACGTTATTCGTATAACTGCGTTGGATGCATCTGCTGTAGGAAAGATAACTGTAAAGTCACCTGCTGTCGATGCTACGTTTGAGCCAAACGAGAACACAGCTATAGCCTTGTTACTTGCTGAAGTGTTGTAGAGCAAAGCTCCAGCAGCAGTGATAGTCAAGTTAGAAAAAACTTCATCTGCAAAATCAACAATAGCCGTATCCGAACCCGAAGGTATAGATATGACAGGCGAATCAAGTACCTGTCCTCCTGCAGTGTAGTTTGTACCAGTAGCTTCATCTGAATTAGCTGTAAGATCAGAATAGTTAGTAGTATCTTTGTTGAAGTTACCTGTAGGAGAAGGTTTTATTAACGCAATCTTTAGCGAGTGCGTGTCTAAATCGTGAACACCCCCAAGTAGCTCTTGCTTGAAGCTGTTGCACATTGCTGTAGTAATAGTACCCATGAGAATGTCCTTATGTTAAATGCACGAAGAGGCCACCGAAGCAGCCTCTAAGTTTATCTTATGATTACGCAGCGTTGTAAATAGCTGACACCAATGCTTGTGGGCGTAGAATCTTACGTCCGTAAAGGTGCATACCACGTACAATGTCTGCAAATGAGTCAGGATCTCTGTAGTTCTCGACTTTGTTGATCTGCTCTGCAGAAGCAACTGCGTCTTCTTGACCTGCTAAGATAACACCGTAGTTGTCATCTTGTGCGCCAGCGCCAGCAGTACCTGGACCTGTACCTTTTGCAGGTAGGTTGTTAGATACATAGACTCTGAAGCCGTGTAAGTTGTTAACAGCTAGACCGTTTTGTAGACCTGATCCACCGTAGTCTGAGTTTAGAAGACGTGAGTCCTCGTCCTTCAAGATTTCCATGAATACTGGATCAACAACTAACCAACGTCCACGTGAGTCAACATTTGCTGTATCCATCTGACGTGCCATCCGTGCAATCACTGTCAACGGTGAAGTAATAGAAGTTGACAATGTTTGTGTGCCTGGAAGACGTGCAGCCAGTGGGATAGAGTCACCAGTTGTACCTGATGAAGCTGATGTTGTGATGTGGTTAATGTCAGAAGCGTCTAAGCGGTTTACTTTCAAAAATTCACCGTTTAGTTCGTTTGCTGTTGGGTGCTGTGCTGTACCTGAAACAGTTGTAGTAATTGCACCTGCTGCAGAATGACCTGACATATACTGTAGTAAGTCTGCGTCCATTGCGTCAGCCATTTTGTATGCTGCTCTGTCTGCAGCTAGGCTTACGAAATCAACTGATGCAAACTGATCTTCGATGTCATCCATTTTGAAAGCAAAGTAGTTAGCTTTGTCGATGGTTAACTGG